GGTGACATCAGATAGGCAATTTCGCTTTAGAGGTTCTCTTCATAAAGTTAAGACTAATCGCATCATACTTTAGTCTTTCTTTAAGAGGTTTAGAAACTAGTTTAGTAACCGATTCTACATCAATACCGTTGATTTCACAATAATGACAAATAGCATCAATATAATTGCAGTTTTCTTCTGCAACTATTTTTTCAATTTCTAAAGCAAACTTGGAAGGAGTAAGAAACTTATCTTCTATTGCTTTTTCTAATTCTTTGTTCGTTTCCGTTTGTTCCATAGATTCTATATTAATTTCTAGAAATGTCTCTAATATATTTGCCATAATTTAAGAGTAATAATATGTATTATAAAATAAAATAATCGTTTAGTCAAGCAGACATTAGTTCAAGTTTATCATTCACAAACTTTTTAATATATTCCACAACAAGTTTCATATATTTGTTCAGGTCTCTCTCTTCATAAACAACACATTCACCATTTTCACACGCCATAATAATTACAAGTTTTTTAACTTTAATATCTGTCATCTCGTAAAGTGCCATTCCATAGAACATAGCCTGAACGAAATAATTCTCAATCCAATCTCTTGGTTTTGGTTTTTTAGAAGTCTTAAAGTCTATGATGGCAAGTTCTCCATCAAACTCGGCAATACAGTCAGTAGTACCGGCAACACCAAGTTGTTTACTATATAGAGCTCCTTCCAGACAGTAGATATTATTAATCCTATTCAGTTCTGATTTTGCAATCTTAAAAAGAAAATCTGATATGGGTTGAACCGGAGGAAGGTCTCTATTGTAAAGATAGTTCTCAACCAGGGTGTGCATATCAGTTCCACGACTGGTTGCTGCCTTGGTGATTTTATCTGCCTCTTCTACACCAACTCTCTTACGCCACTTGACAAAGATTTCCTTATTAAAATGACTGGTTACCGAAGTGATGGAGACCAACTTCAGCAGTTGGTCCTCATCTGGCACAGAATAATATCGGACTCCATCAATCGTTTCTCTTTCAAGTTGAGGAAGTACATTATCAAGATGATTAAACATTAAAAACCTGCTTCTAGTTTAGCAATAATGTATTCTTTGACAAGTCCGGAACGAACAATATCATCTACACCAAACTCAATTATATCAAAAGATGGCATTTTACGCAATACTGTCATAAAATCAACGATTCCATTACGCTCATTTGTTTTTTGAAGGTCACTCTGAGACGCATCTCCACAGAACATAATCTTTGAGTTCTCACCAACACGAGTGATAATAGAATCTAGTTCGTGATATGACATATTTTGGAACTCATCCACAATAATAATAGAATTATCAAGCGTGGTTCCTCTGAGGAATGAAGTACTCCAGAACTTAATGGTTTCTTGAGACTTAAGATTGCCATAAAGCATCTCAAATTCAACATCATTTGAAAGTTGGAACATATACTTCACCATATTCTTATAAGGAATCTGGTAAATATCCGACTTGTCATCATAAGAACCGGGAAGAAATCCAATTTCTCTTGTGGCAACTAATGACCTAACAAGATAGATTTTTTCAAAAGGTGTTTTTTCATCTAAGACTTCACGAAGAGCATTATAAAGGGTGATAAAAGTTTTACCAGTACCGGCACACCCGTAGGCAACTAAATGTTTTTGATTGGCATAAGAATCAAAAAGTTTCTTTTGATTTTCGGTAAGTGGATCAATATCTACTAGATATTCACCACTTAACGGTTTTTTACGCTTTGCTTGACGAGTAGTAAGATCAACACCGATTGGTTGCTCTGCTCTTTTTCTTCTTGCCATAAGTGTTTAGAGTTTTTGTACTTTTGATCCGGGCATCTTTTGGGCACGACCTAGGACATCGTTCCACGAAGGGTGCTTGGAGGTTAGTTTATTCCGCCAATCACCTACTTCACCAACATTCATTTGTGTTGGAATAAGTGGTTTGATGTGAGGATTTTCTTTGAGATATGGGTCTTTGTCCGCCATATACATCCATTTCTCAAAGATTTCACCCGTTTCCGTATTCTCAAATCTATAAGTAGGGCACATAAGTTATAATAATTTACAAAAATATTTAGGGGTATATTAATTTATTTTTTTTCTTTCTTCCCATCTTTTTCTATTTGCTTCACCTATTTTTCTTTTATGTTCTTCGCTCATTTTTTTACCTTTATTAGGAGATGTTCTACCTTTTGCCGTTTCTTTTAATTTTTGTTTATGTTCTTCACTTCTATTTTTTGCATATTCGCTCAGTTTTCTTCGATGTTCTTCACTGAAAGGATCCATTTTTTTACCTCTATTCCAAGAACAAGAACTATTTCCCGTATTTGCTTCACTTATTTTTTGTTTATGTTCTTCACTCATTTCTTTTCCATACATAGGATTATTTTTACCAGTCTTTGATGCACTTAATTTTTTTCTAGTTTCTTCACTACAAACTCTATTTTTACTTGCTTTACTTAATTTTTTTCTAGTTTCATCTTTACATTTTCTACCTTTACTAAGTTCTCCAATTTTTTTTCTAGTCTCCTCAGAATGTTTATATCCACACATTCCCTCACCACCATCAGTTCTATTATGAAGAATACCAGTTCCTAAATCTAGTCTACCAAAGACAGCAATCATATACTTCTCGTGCTTGAACGCTTCTTCCTCTGTTATGTTTTGTTTCAGGAAGATTATTCTGGATTTATCTTTAGGAGCATTAACCCCCTTTAATCTTTTTCTATAAACCCTATCACCATTTCCCTTACCGACATAATAAGGAGTTCTATCTTCACGCAAATAAGCATAAGTATAAAATCTGTTAAGATTTACCATAACTGCTCTTTAGTTGACTGCATTAATATTTATAAGGGAGAAGTTTAACCTCTCCCACCTGTAGAGATTGCAGTCAACTTCAGGCATTTTTATTTAGGTTTTGTTTAAGGTGAAAGTTTTGCTTTTCTAAGCCTCTTTTCCTCATAATAACTGAAGATTTCAGGAACCCATTCTTTCATTACAGGAACCATTCCTTCACAGAGAGCCTGAATTTCTACCTGAGCATCCAGTTTAGCACGAAGGTCAAGAAAGTGAAGTGCGGCACGAAGAGAGAATGAAACTACAAAGTTCTGGCGGATATTCTGAGGAAGATAATCACGGAGATGTTCCTCTGCCATACCACGCTGTTCGTAACCCTCAGCATACCTCTCAGATGCTGCCAGACAGAACTTTAACTGCCTTTCGTAGTCTTCCCTAGTCCACTCATACTTGTGCCCTTTACGGTCCAGGTAGAGACCTTCTGGACGCACATAATAAACTTCTTCAGGTTTCAGTTCACCCTTGGCAACTTTAAGTACACGACGACCGGTATAACGCTGCGACTGAACATCAAAACTTACACCAACACGATGAGTTCGTGCCTGTACGATGACATTATGAACGAATCCAACACAGTCCAGAGAAATGGCAGGGTGCTCCAGCGGTCCCCAGTGCCCTCTTTCATTTGCCAGGAGTTGTTCAATCACCCACTTACCACAGTCCTTCTCACTTGGAGGAAACTTAGTATGAATGGGGTCTTCACTATAATCATTCTTACCTCCCTGATAAACCAGAGTTTGAGGAAGTTGTGTCTGACGAAGCATCACAACTTTCATATGTTGGTCAAGTTCAAGAAGGTCTTTTGCTTTAATTGGTTTCATTTTCCAAATCCTTTTGATGTTTTTGCTTCTAGTTCCGCAAGTTCTTCTTTTACAACTCGCAGTTGTGATTTCATTTGCTTAAGTTGTTCATCGGAATATAGGTGGTCCTGCCTAATCAATCTTTCCAACAATTTTACAAGTTTTTTTGCTCTTAAAGACATTAGTTAAAAAACCTCATCATAGTCAACTTCTTCTGGACGAATATCATCATACTTATATTGCTGAGTATCTGGATATACTTCTGCCTTGAGTGCGTCCAAGAGCAGTTCCATATTCCGAATAATTAATTTAAGTTTGTCCTTATCCATTTAGATTAATATTCTGTTTTGATTATACAAAAAAAGAGAGGACTTGTCAATCCTCTCTTTAGAAAAATATCACTTATAAAGCCACTGAATATACATTGATAAAATAATAGTCAAAAGAACTATTCCGGCACTCATTGAGACTATGAGATTTGCCATTATTTTGCTCCGATTAGTTGTGCTAATTGTGCTAAATGACGACGCTGTTCTTTTTGTTTTTGTTCTTTGATAAGTTGTAGGAAGTTGAGTTTTTTCATCACTTCGCCTCCTTTACAAACTTAACCCCACGATAAGTCTCATTATACTGTTGGGGTTGCTGTTGCGCCTGCTGTTGTTGCTGGCGACGAACTTCGGTGTCATAAGAGACACCACGATATACGACTTGTGACATTAGGTTTTCTCCTTAGTTTTTAGGTTAAAGAGCGTTCCTTCAGTCGGCGTTTGCGTTCGCTATTTGCGAATAGCGAATGAACGATCCGTTCCGCGTCGGCTTACTTCCGTCTGGATTATTCCAGATGAACGATACAATATATATTACCACAAAATCAAAAAAGTAGCAACCGATACTAAAAATGTATCAGTACGCTACTGTTTTAAAAACCTTAAGGAGCAAAAATTTTGGGGGAATTTTTTTGCCCGATATGGGAAATCACTTTCTCTTTTTCTTTTCGGGTGCTCTGTATCCCCAAATCTTAGGAGACACTCTTCCATATCCCCAATCAATTTTTGTAACTACATCTGGGCCGAACTTATCATAATACATATCAAAGATTTTAACTCTTGTACCACGACACAAATCCATATAAGAGTTTCCCTTTAATGTATAAGATACGATATATGCATCATTAGGAAAAGAAGGATCTTTAACCTGAGCAAGTGATGCGTTTTCAATCAGAATCTCACACCCATAACGAGGAGGAATATCTTTCTTTTCTTCCGGAGTCCATTCCATAGTAGTTTTCTCCTCGGTGATATTGCTTTCTACATTACGAACTCTACTCACGAACGACCTCCCCACACAATTTCTGGATATGCCTGAGCAACAATTTCTTTTGTAATCTTATATTTAGTTTGAAGTTTCTTATCCTTTACTAGGCATAGAATTTCTGCCTCTAGAGGATGAAGACCCTCCAGTACATTAATAAACATTGTTTCTCTACGAAGAGAACTCAGTCCATCATTTCCACCTCTTACAAAATTATAAAATCTAGTGTACTCTTTACGAATTGAAGAAAATCCTTGGTCTTGAGAACCAAGTGAATTAGAACCCATTTCACTCATTTTACCCACGGCATCTTCTATTTTTTCACTTAGAGTTCCGCTGAATGAATTTTGCTCCCCAACACTTGAGTATGGAACAATTCCTTCTGGAAGAGCAGATATTACGCTCTCATCAAAGTTCCAAATAAAAATTGCTTTGAGTGATGGATCTGCATATTTTTTCAGAATCTCAACTTTTTTAATGTTGGTCCTCTGCTTGGATACAAGATTTAAAATCTCAAATACAAAAGGATTTGCCGGTAAATCTTCGTTTACTGAGGCGGTTGTTTTTGGTTTTGCTTTTGCCTTTGTCGCTGTCATAATTGTTTAATATGTAATTATAATTGTAATGATATTTAGAGTTTATTCTTCATCGTCGTCAAGATCTTCATCTCCATCATCAAAATATCCTGGCTCAAATCTTACAGAAACAATTTCTTCATCAATAAGATCTCCGTCCTTATTATAAAACTCCGGATGATAGGCAATTTGCTTTGGTCCTTCCTGATGAGTCATCATATATTCTCTACTGACCCAACCTAACAATAGACCCATTACAAAAAATAGTACGGTTAAGAATGAACCTATAACTAAACTAGTTGCCAACATTTTTGTTCTCCTGGGAAACTACTCGACTTTCCTTGACTTTATCGAAAATTCAAGATAGATGGTTACTTCTCGTTTGAAAAAGGAAATTATCTTCTCGAATATAAGATGAAAAAGTTTAGGTTGTTTTCTTTTTCCTCCAGTAAGTATAAGTTCTACACCACGATTGGGTGTTATGCTATTATTTATGTCTGGCATTATACAATCTGTTGTTCCTTCAGAAATTTAACAGTATCAGTACATCCGCCAAGTTTTTTATCATCACAAATAACTTGTGGGAATGTAGAACCTTCCCCAAACTCCGCATAGAACTCTTGTTTAGTGAAGTCATCTCCCAAATTATACACCACAAAGTTCTTTCCTGTCAACTCTAGTACCTGTTTGACTTTATAGCAATATGGGCAATCATTCTTAGTATATACGGCAAAGTTCATTTTATTTTCCTCTTTAGTAAGTATATTTAATTTATATTAAAAACCATCTTCGTGCCAAGAACAGACATCCAGATATGATTGAATTGTAAATCCCGGTTTGCAGGTCCAATCAAAATCTATACATTTTCTTGAAAAAGATTTAAAAATTAAAGGAGTTATTCTATCACTAAAATCCTTAGCATATTGCCAATTAATTGCATCATCATAAAGGTATTTCTCAGGTTCAATCAGCATTTTCTTAACACAGTCATCAAATTTAGCACAGTAATGTGCTCCAATATAAGTCTCAGGTCGTGTCAAATAGTTTGAATATTCTGCAAGTTCATATTTTCCAATACGAACTTTATCAATAAGACTATTATACTCCAAAGGAATATCAAACAAGCAATAAAGATCCTTTGTTTCTCCCCAATAAATGTGATCTCTTGGATGAAAAAGTAATGAAGGAAACATTCCTGCAACAAAAATATTATCATTTGTATGATTTTTCATAAAAAATTCATACATACTCATCATACTATTGTAATTATATTTTTGATCGGATCTCATCTTTACAGAAAACTTTGTTTCGCAGAGTTTAATTCCGGCAAAAGATGTTGTAATCTGTAAATTTTTATTGCAAGTTCCCGGAGTTAATGGATATACACTTCTAACATATTTAACTTTTGGTGAGCGATAATGGTCGGGCCTATCATCCCCCCAACAAGAAACGATTATATTATTTACAAAAGGTACTCTTAAATACTCATCAATAATCTCATCAGTGTATTCAGTATATTTACCTTGAAGAATAATGTCTATTTTCTCACTTTCACTGACTTCAACAACATCTACACTATCTTCGGTTGAATTATTAAAGGTAAAGTAGATAATAAACTGTCCAAGATAAGTATCTTTCCAATATTCTCTGAATCCGTAGAGGTAGGTATCATCAAAGATGTGTTCGGTAACTTCCTTACCGCTTCTTTCATAAACGTGAAGTAAGTTACATTTGGTGAGATATAAATCTCGGAATTCAATGAACCTCTCTATTGCATCTTTATGGTCATTAATGTGCCATTCTCCAGCACAGTGCTTGACATTTTTAATAATAAAATCGTAGTTTTCTTTCGTAAAAATAGAATACTCCCCACCTTCACAATCAATCTTTAAAAAATCAACTTGGGTAATGTTGTTTTCTTCAATAATCTTTTTAAATGTTGTTGTGGAATATTCATTTCCATTATTTTCATAGATGTAGACACCCCTATCAGCAATCACAACACTATCACTTTCAAAGTCTGAAATTGCCTTATTAATGAAAGTTACTGGACCATGCCCAACATTCTTTTTCAGAGAATGAATAAGAGTATTGGAAGGTTCAACACAATATACTTGCTTGGGATTTTTACCTAAAATTGAATATGTAAATGAACCGCAGTTTGCACCGGCATCAATTACAATGTCTCCCGTCTTAATACGACAATGTTTCTCATATGTTCTCTCAATAAAATTCTCATTGGTAAACATCTGAGCATATTCTGGATCTGTTCCTCCCCAATCAAAATTGTCCGGAACCAAATAACTTGGAAAATACTTTTTAAGATTGTCCAAAACCGAACCACGATACTCATTTTGCATATCGTGGTTCTCATACAAATCCTTAAAGATTAAACCAGACTCTTCGTTTTTACCCCACCACCAACCAGAAACTGCTTTTTCAAACAGAAGACCATAAGTTCCAGGATATCCAACATCATGTTTAAGTGGAGGTAAATCCTTTTCTGTTAAATTCAAACCCTGAGTTGCTATAATATAAGCATCAGTCCACTGCTCTCTCTTACTATGAAACTTAGCAAGAAGATAATATGCTTCTGGACGATTTGGTAAGGTGTATACTGCATGTTGAAGTAAACCACGGGAAGTCAAATCTCTTGTTCCTTGCATTTCATAGCAAAAATGAGCCCATAATAGTGCCTCATAAGCAAGATTTGGATCTTCTGCTCTTTCTGCACATCTTAAAAAGTATGAAAGTGCAGGTGCAGTATGCCTTTGATTCCAATACCAAGCACCCACTTTGAGATTATTTTCGGCATTTTCTGGGTCATTAGTATATTGTGTAAGAAGATACTCAATCTGATTCATCGTAAAATCTTGAGGTTCTTCTTCTTTTTCTTCTACTTTCTCAACTGCAAATGATTTCATTTGTTCTTTGTTTTTCCAATAATTTAGAACAGTTTCTCTTGACTCATAATGACCTCTTTTTTGATTATTTTCAACTTCCCCATCTTCCTCTGGGGAAAATGTAGTAGCAAACTTGATATCTTCTACAAATAAAGGAATTACGGAACCACCTTTATTAATTGTTTCAAATAAAATATTTTCAACCAGAGGAACTGCATAATTATTAACACCGGGAATTTCAAGATGAAACTTTTTTTCGCCCCGACAATAGCTATCAATCAAGAGTTTTGCATAATCTCGTGTAAGAATATATGCAGTTGCCGCCCAATCATCCCATAATTTTTTTCTTATTTCAAATGTTTCATAGTTATCTCTGATTACTAGTAACTGCACATATAAGGAATCTTCGGGAATTGTTTCAATAAACTCTTCCCATGTAAAGTCCCAATATTGAATGGTTTCAAGACTTAAATCGTCTTCACAAAAGAATCCATAATCTTCATCGGTTTCTTCGTACCATCTACGAATTGCCTTAATGTGAGAGACTGCACAACCAATTGTCCCTCCATTCATTTGGTCTAAAAATTTTCCGGTAATTTCATCATCAGACTCAGAATATCTTTTGGATATAACTGCCTTTGGAGTAATTCCATATTCGGCAAACTGCTTCTCTAAATTTTGCTGCCTATCTACGCTTTCTTCTAATGAAACATAGTAGACTGATGGAAAGTTTTCAAGTTTGTTATTTTTCATTATTTTATGCGATTAGTAATTTTGTTCATTTTTATTAGTTTATTAATCATTCCCTCATAAATTCTTCAATTGTTTGAGTAGAACCAATATTTCTCCACCAATCTACATTATTGTCATAAGATTCATAATGAGCCTCGTGAATTGGTTGTTTCTTTCCCTCCTCTGTATTTGGGTCTAGATATGAAGGTAGGAAACTCAAATCTTCAGTGAATAAGGGAGCAGTATAGACTTTACCTAATGCTGAGAATATAATTGTTTCAATTACAGGAACCTTTGCCCAATCTTCTCTAAGATGAATATCCTCACCTTTTACATCTAGATGAAACTTACCATCATAATAATATGTATCAATTAGTTTTTTGACAAATCCTCTTTTAATAAGATACGCACAACCAGACCAATCGCACCAACAACGATTGCGGAAACCAATCTTAAATGTATTAAACTCATACCTCAACCAAGCAAGTTGAACAATCTCCCAGTCATCAGGAAGACTATTATAAAAATCATCCCAAGTAAAGTTCCAATATTGGATTAAGTCCATACTTAAATCATCTTCACAGAAGAAAGCAACTTCCTCCTTAGTATTATCATACCATTCTTTAATTGCCTTCAGGTGTGAAGTAACAGGACCTCTACTACCGATAGTCAGATAATCAATATAATCTGATATAATTTCGTGCTGAGTATCATCATACTTTTGAAAAATGTGACCTGTAATATTCTCAATACCAAACTGAGCAAACTTTTGATGTAGTTTTTCTCTTCTTTCGGTACAATACTCAACACTAATATAATGAACTGGAGGTAGATTTTTCAGTTTAGATGGATCTGGTTTATAGTGAATCCAGCACTTTTCATCGGAAATAAATTCAGTCAGCAATTCATTAACTGCTCGTTTTACACCTGGAAACCAATCGTATTCTTCGTGATAATAATCATGACCAGCAATAATTCCACCTGGTTTGACTTTAGGATACCAAGCAATAATATCATCTCTAACATCCTCATACTCATGAGAAGCATCAATGAAAACAAAGTCAAGAGAATTATCCTTGAATTTATTTACTGCCTCAAGAGAAGTCATCTTGAGAGGAAAATAATATTGCTCAACAGGTCTCATGTTGTCAATAAAAATATCATAGAGTTTTGGCAACTCTTTCATTCCTTCGTGCTCAACACTTCCTTCCCAAGTATCTACACAGAAGAACTCAATGTCCTTATTGGAATTGGCAATCTCAACGCACATATATGCTGCCGATTTACCTTTCCAACAACCAACTTCTACGAAACGACTTCCCGAAGGAAATCGTTTTGCAACTCTAGAGTAAAGATTGGGATAAGAAAACCAACCTTCACCAAAATTATCACTTCCGCAAATATGTTCCATTATTTCAATTCAAGCAATACTGATTCTGGGTTTCCATACAATCTACCATCCACCGCAATCTTATGAGTGGGAATATATTTCTCAACCAATTCTGGCCAAGTACTTCCCATTTCATCGTGGAATTCAATTGCAATATATTTGAAGTCTACAAAACAACTTGCATTTTCTAGTATATTTCTTTCGGCACCTTCAATATCAATCTTAAGGAAATCGTATTTCGGAAGATTCTCTAAAGTCGTTGTAGGAATGTCGTTGAACTGTACATTATGATTATCGGAATGCATATTATATCCACCTACATTTCCATCAGATTGACCCAATGAAATGAAGTCAGCACCATAATAAAGTGCTTTATTAATTACTTTAATACGATATTCGTTCTTAAATCTATCTTGAATAAAATTAAAGTTTACTGATACTGGTTCAAGAATCAAAGCAGTCTCCAATGATGAAATTTTATCAAACATAATTTTAGGAACTTCCCCAGTGCATCCACCTACATCTAGAACTGATTTGATTTGTCTTTCTTTGAGAAATTCAATAATGTTGACATAAAAAGGTCGTGAAGTCCATTCTTCATTTGTATAATAGATATGACCTTCTAATGATTCTGTAGGATATCCAGTGAATGGCGGAAATGATTCTGGTTGAGATTCTGATGTATTTTCAATCCCAATAAAATCCAATACAAATTCTTTGGATACCTTAACCAAATATGCTGCATTATCTTGATACCCAAAAGTAATCAGATAATTACCTTTATATTCTACCATACCAACGGCAAATTCAATCTCGGCATTCATAAATGAGAATTGCCTTGATACTTTAACAATATTCCATTCCTTGTCCCAGACAATGAAACGATGACGATACACACCATCTTTTCTTCCAGCGGCACTTTGAGTCAGATAAGTTTCGTGAGTCAAACAGAATCTATAATTGTCACCCAGAGGAATAATCTGAGAACCACCACGAAGATCAGTGGTTCCAAAATCTTTCCAATCTCTTCTTAGAACAGTCTCTGTAGTATTCGTATCAATATTATATCTAACAATTTCAGTACCATTTGTCCATTTCACATAATGATATGGCATATCAAGAATAGGCATCCAGTTCTTGTTGCAATACTCTTGGTCTGGAGGTGGGGCAGGAATACGATGTTGACTTACTTCCTTTACACCATTTTCGGTAAATTCAATTTCGGAAAGTTCCATACGACCCGTTCCAATCGTATCCAGATCCCTCCTTACTCCAGTCATATAGAGTTTATTGTTCCAACGAACAATACGGCAATCTTCTAATCCCACAAAATCCCAAAGTTCTTTATCGGGAAAACTTGAGGTGTCTATACGATGATAAGATTTGATTCTCATATTATCATCCATTTCGCACAGATAATTCCAAGTGCGAAGACGCCAATCGTTTTCTGGATGAATATAAACGAGAGGGCCCCAAGGATGTTCAAATTTTCTTTTTTCTGAATGATAAAGAGTGTAATTAATGTTTCTAAGATTAACTAGTAACTTATCTCCATCAAGATAAATTGAAGGGTTTGTGAGTGCTGGTCCCTTAAGTTCTTCGTGTGGAAGAATAAGTGGATGAATTGATCCTCCATTCTCTAAAGCAAGTTTTACAAAGTTCAGTTCATCTACTGCCATAAAAATATGAATGATTTGGATTATTTATTACTTAGCATTATAACTGATTTTTATATAAAAATCAAGTTTCAATAAATCTTAATTTCTTTATAGTTTGAATTAGTCAGTTCATTTATTTCTTTTTTTATCTGTGCTCTTCGGTCATTTAATTTATAAACACTACGAGCAAGTTCAACGAACTCTTCATCAAATCTTTGTTCTTTCTCCAACTTTCTCAACTGATCCTCTATTTTCCAAAGTTTTTCATTAACTTTCTTCAATCTCACTTCATATTCTAAAGTGTATTGAGTAAGAGTACTTTTAATTCTATAAAGTTCTTCCAATTCCTTTTGAACATATTCATCGTCGGTGAATAAAGATTTAATTTGTAAAATAGTAATCTTATCTAATAATTCACCGACTGATACTGGAATTGTAATCTTCATAGATTAAATTGGTTTTTAATAGTTTCAATTAATTGTGCATTTTTAGAAACAACACCAAGACCAAAGCAATGAGTAAAGGTTACTTTAGGTAAATCAATCTCTTCAAAAAATCTTTTTACTCCATATTCATTTCCATTATAATTTTCTACACAAGTATCGTGCATTAAAATTACACCATCATCATTTAAAAATTTACTCCAGGTTTCAAAATCTTGTTTAATATCTTCATACTTATGACTTCCATCAATGTGAAGAATATCAATTTTTTTATCCCAGGTTTCTGCAACTTCGTTAAAGTCACCTTCAATAAGAGTTAGATTATCCTGAAGATGAAGTTTTTCTCTTTTTGTCGTTACAAACTGGTACTTAAGTCTTTGTTCATCGGTTCCAACAAAGGAATCACCAACAAAGTTATCAATACCATATACTTTACCAATTCTAGGAATTGCTAGTGAAAATGTGGAAAATCCCCAATCAACACCAAGGTCAACAGTAACTTCTGGTTTCATATAAGAAACTAACCATTCGGCAAACTGACGATGGCCAGACCAAGCAGTTGCTGGAGTATCATCTAGATTAGTCAGGAAAAGTTTATCAATGGCATCCATTCTTTCCTTAAGTCTTAAAGTCTCTGGATTAAATCCCGAAGCAAAGACAATAATGTTTGGGTTCTGTGTGAGTTTACCGATGTTAAGTAGATGAGTAAATGCCTTACCCATAACATCTCCACCAACATTCATTGCCTCACTTACTGCATGAAAGGCATAGTTGGATGCTTGCTGAATATTTTGAGTGCTAATGAGAGCAATACTACACATCATAAACACATCAATTCTGGTGGGGTCAAAGTATGCTCTAGAAAGATTTAGATACTCCTGACCAAGTTCAAGTGCCTTATTGAGGTTCTTGACTTCAAAATAATGCTTGAAAATAAACCAAAGGTAATAAGTGTTTGACTTATCTTTTTCAAACTCTCTTTCGCAAATAGACAGATAGAAGAGTTGCTTGTCTACAGTGTTATGAACATTTTTAGTAATCTTAATTGTAGTATCAACTGCACTCTCATTCAAATGTTCTTCAGTTGGAATGAAGACTGGACTTTCATGAACGGCATTTACCCAAGTATAGTTCTTGGTTCTATGAAACCGAGTATGAGCAGTTTGACCTGGAGTTGGTTCTTGGTCTCCTACCTTATCATATCGTTCGTGCCTGAATGCTGTGAACTCTTCAGCAATCACATCAAGACCTTCTGGAAAGAACTCATCAACATCCTCATTAAAGTCTAAAGAAAATGCCCAGTCAGTCTTCACATAAGACAGTGCCAGATTTCTTACTTTGGAGAAATCAAATTCATCTCTCGTTTGTGGATGCTCATAGACTTCAATGCCTGCTTCCTTCAGTAGTTTTACTGTATTATCTGTGCTTCCAGTATCAACTACAACGGTATTTATAAACTTCTTGGAGATTTCAATAAATCTCCCAATGTTCTTCTCTTCGTTTTTAGAGATAGCATATAGTGTAATGTTCATAATTTTTCCCAAGCAACATCGTATTTTTTATCAAGAGATTCAACTTGAGCATAACCAAGTTGTTTAAATAAATTTTCAATCTCTTTTTCGTGAGAACCTAAATGCAGTTTCTCATACTCTATTTTGTTAATATCGTATTTAGTCCAATCTGTAGTTAATAATATCTCAGCATCAATACCTTCAATATCAAGAAGTAACCAATCTAATGTTGTAATCTCATATTTGTGAAATAATTGTTCAAGTGTTATACAAGGAATATCAAAACTTCTTAATCCTTCTGGGAAATAATACACTAATATATGTTCTTTAACTAATGATGCAACATGATACATTGGACCATCATTTTCATGATAATATAGTTTTACTTTATCATCAGGATATGATGGAACTTTTATCGCAATATTCTCTACAATAACATTCTCATAACAAGAATAGCAGTTTAGTAAACTACCAATATGAAGAGGATTTGCTTCTACAAATAAACCAAAATCTAATTCTTTATAGTTGTCTTTAAGATATTTTGATAGATGGTCGTCGCCTTTGTTAGACCCTATCTGCATCACTTTCATAAAAATTCTTTCCAATCAATACAGGGAGATAATAAATCTGCTTGACAGTGTGTAGAATAACCGGGAATTGAAGATATAAGAACTCTTCCCTTTTGTGCTAATTCTAAAAACTTTTGGTGGTCTGCTGATGGTTCCACTCCTGTAGAATATTTATGATGAACCGAAAAGTCCTTCATAAGAGTTGAAAACTTCACAGCAAAAGTATTTGTGGTGGAAGGAGTTGCCATCCAGTGAGATGATTTTGAGTGTAAGACCTTGGTTCTAAACTCACTATAAAACTCCATATACTTATCACCGTGGTCATAAAGAGTTACATAATCAACACCAAGTTCAAATCCTTCCATCAAAATCTTATCCCAGTTTGGACGATGAACATAATCATCTTCAAGAAAATAAATGATATCTTCTGCTGAATGATTTTGAGTTTGAATATACTTCAAAGTCTCAATAAAACTCTTTGCTTCTCCACCAGCATTTATAATATGAACATTCTCTTCTTGTGATAGGAAAGTATCTTCTATCTTACCATAGTGTTCATCGTAAATGAGTGTATAGTTTGTGGTTTCTGGATTGAGAGTGTTCTTGAAGTTTTGAAATACCTTTTCCTTATCCCACCATTCTGGTCTTTGTTTTCCCGGACTTTCCTGTATCTTAGAATAATAACAGTGCCTTAGATATACATTAATTTTCATTCAGTTTCTCCAAATCGTATTCGTTCCACCAAGACTTCCAATCAAGGAAGAAATCCTTATCCCATTCTGTTTGCATATGAAGTGCTAGTGAGGGAATAGGAGTAAAGCAATAATATCCTCTTTCATAATAGATTTTATCTATACTCTCCATTTCCATCGTTTCACTCACTTCACTTGTTCCCATTTTATAAAACAAGTCCCAGTGAAGTTTTATAATACTACTATGGGTCATCAAAGTCACTGCTGGATGAATGTTGGTTCTCCAGTAACGGTCTTTCCCAACAACAAGATTACAGGGAACAGCAGTATTTTGAGGATCGTGATACTCTGCTGGTTTATTAAATGGAAAGATACTCGCAGGTTTTCCTAGATTACAACTAAACTGATTAATAGCATCTATCATCAACTCAACAGAGTTTTGTTGATGAAGAAAGTCATCCTGAATAAAGTAGACCCAATCTTTTCCATAATCTCTGCCGTGTTCATAGCAACGAAGTATAGAAGGCATTATACCATAAGTTTCAAGATGGGTCAAATTAACTTTGAACTTTGCCGTATCAATCAATCTTTGAAGAATATCTAGAAACTCTTGGTCTGAATGGTCGTCAAAAATTTGGAGTTCTATTTCATAATCTGGATATTGTTCTTGAGCATAGTTAAGACTATCAATTACAGAAAAAATACATCTTGATGATACTTCTATCTTTGGTGCTTCACAATATCTTTCGTGACTATCATCTCGGTTTCCTTTTGAATGAGACTGAAGAACAACTAACAAATGAGTTTTCATAAATCAAACTTGGAATATAGTTTTACATTTTCTTCTCCTATTATATCAATAGGATTTTGTGAGATTTTAGATAACTTTGGACGAATGGTATGAAGGTCTTTTAGTCCCCAGGCTTCGTCTTTCTGTTCTCCACAAGCATTCTCAATCTCATTGAAGTTATTGTCTTGAGGAGAAACTTCTAAAAACTCATAGACCTTATTGAGTTCTTCTTGTGGATTAGAAATGAGTTGACTATATTCTACCAGATGAACCCAGTCTGGATACTTTGTGAGACCATATACCATACTCTCATAAGATGGAGCAACATAATATCTCCAAATATAATCAGCACGATTGTTATTTGTGATTGGAAGATTGTCTCGTCTCAAATGATTATCAATAAAATTATCTTCGTGCTTGGTTCTTTCTATCAGTGAGATATAAGATGTAAGAACTTCTGGAATAGAACGATAAGTTGCTACAATCTTTGGTTTGTTTGAAAGAAACATTTGAACCGTATCAAGGTTCTTACCCCAAAATCTGTGCTTGTCTAGGATTGTTGACTTTGGAATATGATTATAAAAGTTCGCAAGAACTGCCTTGTAGACATTATAAGATATTGCTTTACGGTCAAAGGTAAACTGCTGGTCTACTTTATTGAATGATTGCTCAATATCAGTCACCACATCACCTAATGGAGATGTTGGTGATACATAAATGTCTGGATGTTGATTGAGTATAGACCCTAATAATGTAGAACCACTTCTTGGAAGTCCTCCAAGAAAATATAATGTCTTCATAATATTTTGATTGTTATGAGTATTTAGATGCCTGGGTCTTGGTAGGTGAGTGCTGCTGTATGAGCACTATCTCCAGAACTCACTTGTTTCCAGTTGGTTCCTCCGGCAAATGTGGTGACTGGAGTGGATACATCAGTTGTTGCTGCGTTTCCAAGTCTTCCATTAGCACCATAACCCCAAGTCCATAAGGTTCCATCGGTCTTGATTGCTGTTGTGTGATTAAATCCAGAACTGACTTGTTTCCAATTGGTTCCTCCAGCGAATGTGGTGACTGGTGTGAATTTAGTGGTAAATGGCGGCTCACCAGTTCCAAGTCTTCCACTAAAAGAAAACCCCCAAACCCATAGAGTTCCATCGGTTTTGATTGCTGCTGGAGAGTATCCAGCAGCACCCACTTGTTTCCAGTTGGTTCCTCCAGCGAATGTGGTGACTGGAGTAGATATATCGCCATTACTATTGTTTCCAAGTTGACCACTAGATCCTTTACCCCAAAGCCAAAGAGTTCCATCGGTCTTGATTGCTGCTGTAAACTCAAATCCAGAACTCACTTGTTTCCAGTTGGTTCCTCCAGCAAATGTGGTGACTGGAGTGGATCTACTAGTTGTGCCAGCATTTCCAAGTTGTCCACTAGCATTATTACCCCAAACCCATAAAGTTCCATCGGTCTTGATTGCTGCTGTCAAACCATTTCCAGCACTTACCTGTTTCCAGTTGGTTCCTCCAGCAGATGTGGTGACTGGAGTGGATCTATCGGTTGTTGCTGCGTTTCCAAGTCTTCCATTAGCACCATAACCCCAAGTCCATAAGGTTCCATCGGTCTTGATTGCTGCTGTCAAACCATTTCCAGCACTTACCTGTTTCCAGTTGGTTCCTCCAGCAAATGTGGTGACTGGAGTGGATCTATTGGTTGTTGATGCATTTCCAAGTCTTCCATAAGTTCCCGAACCCCAAACCCATAAAGTTCCATCGGTTTTTATTGCTGCTGTATGCGCGGCCCCACCACTGACTTGTTTCCAGTTGGTTCCTCCAGCAGATGTGGTGACTGGAGTGGATCTATCGGTTGTTGCTGCATTTCCAAGTATTCCAGTACCTCCAGCACCCCAAGTGAATAAGTTCCCATCACGAAACAAATCAGCAGGCACAAAGACATCATCAAAACTATAGACAACTCCATTTTCCGTAAAGTTATAAAATGTAGGCATTAGGGACCTCTAAAGACTTGGAAACTACTCTGATATCATAATTGGAGTATTCATTTTCTCTCCCCACTTTATAAACCAATCTTTTACATCAGCAGATATCTTTTTATTATTTATTCCAACTGCCTTTAGATACTGCCCGTTCTCATTTTGTTCTACAGAGACCAATACATTACACTTATCAGGTCTCATTTCTTCTGGAAGTAAATGTTGAGACCAAGCACACTGATAATTCCTACAGACTTCTGGTCGTGCCTTATGAACTCCACAACCACCTTCTTCTAGAAATCTACAAGATTGACTACACCCAAACTTCCATCCAAAAGCATCGCCCACCAACCAAGAACAGCAGGCAGTACATTCTCCACACTCACGAAACATAATCACCCTCCTTAAAATAATAACTATAATTATTAAACTCAAAAGGATTTTCTTCAAATAATACATCATTATATAAAGTCTTTGGATAGCAACTATCACTATCACCAATCCATCTTTCCTTTTCCATTCTACACTCAGAGTTTAAGTATCGTGATTTGATTGTATTAATATAGGAAGCATTTGCCCACCAAAAATTTCCCATATAAGCATAAGTCTTATCATTTGGTATTAAAGAACCATCGGCACAAATACTTGGCCCAATAGTTCCCAAATGAGAACCAACACAAGTATAAGTATCTAGATACTTTATACATTCCTTCCATTTATCAATCACAAAATATTCCATCATTAATCTCCAAGATTGAACCGAAAGTTCATTCTTTGTTGCTCCTTTGGTATGAAAATAAAGAACCTTATAATCTGGATTATTCTTACAGAAATCATTAAGTGCTAATAAGGTGGTTTTTTCAGTTCCCCAATCTTCCTCCTTATTATACTTAACTATTACTTTATCAGGAACATTAAAAAGTTCTTGACTTCCATTTACACTAAAATAAGTATAATCAGCATTTTGAAGTAATCCTGAAGCATATAATCTATGTAATTGTTGCTGGTAAATGAAAGCACCTATTCCCATTTGTCCTATATGATAAAAGATTGCTAGTTTCACGAATGATACACTCCACCATTTTCACCGGACATTCCTTTGACCATCGTAAGACCAAGATTAGGAATATCAATAACATTCTTCTTATTGATAAAACGATAAAGTGAATGTTCTACATCAGTTCCGGCAGTAAACTGTATCATTTTTTCCATATAAGTAAATGCTTTTTCAAGTGCTTCTATAGTATCAGTAAATAACATTCTATCAAAAGACCAAAGACCCGTAATCATCATACCCTTTGCTCCATAGAGATAAGCATAAACATTCTCAAGTTCTTTTTCATAGTTTTCCATTTCTTGTGAAAGGTAGTCATACTTTTTAATTACATACTTATTCTCAAGGAACTTACTTTGATAATCTTGAATATCAAAATCATCATTCAGTAAATATCTACCAGTCAATTTGAATACTCTTTGACTATCATTAAAAATATTATGCTTTTGTATTACATAAAGAGTATTCAGTAATCCTCTTGTTTCTAATAGTGATTTGCCGTATGTAATCAGTTCTGGTCTTGCCTCAAGATTTTCATAGATTTGTTTGAGAACTGGTTCATCATAAAACTCCAGAAACAAATCCGTTTTTTCTTTGAGAATATCTTTTTGGTTTTCATCAATTGATTTAGAAGAACACTCAAATAAAACCACATAAGAATTATGAACTTTCTTACGAATACACTCAATCGTTTCTAAGGTTTGCTCAAATCTTTGTTGCTCATCATAGGCACTAAAATCTTTCTCTTGAAAGTGTTTGAGTGCCGAACCAACTAAAAATAAAAATTTCATAAGTAATCCGTGTTAAAACTAATAATAATTCGTTCTTCAGTTTCTTCTTCTGTATAATGAACCAAATCACTTGAAAAGATAACCAATAGTCCTGGATAAGGATGAATTGAAGTATCTGGAAATATCAAAGGAGTGCTTCCAGAAATATAAAATGCTCCACTTACAATACTTTCTTCGTGCTTATGTGCCTTGAGTTTATTTCCTGCTTGTGAGATATTGAACCAACTATTGATAAACTTGAGTGGAGGAATATCATACTTATTACAATATAATCTAACATATTGTTTGAAAATATTCCGCAATCCAGTCAGTTCTGGATACATTAGAATAGGCATTCCATAATTATAAGTGGAAAACCCTTTAGTGACAAGTCCGTGAGAACTTGCTTCTATCTGTAAAAGTGTGTTCTTAATCGTATTTAGATTGAGAAAGGATAAGTTATATTCCTCTATCATTTAGAAACTCTCCCAATTGCTTCAAAGGTTCGTCCCAGTTTCTTGGTTTCTTTTGCTTGAAGAGATGAACATTATCACCATACCACCAAGACTTTCCTGTTGAACTTGTCCATACATAATATTCCATAATTGGCACAAACACACAAACTTTCTTACCTTGTGCTGCTGCGATATGAGCAATAGAAGTACACGAAGTAATCACCAAGTCCATTTGAGATACAATTGAAAATGTATCCGTAAAGTCACGATTTGGAATATCAAAAGTCTTTACATCATAACCTTCTGGTGGTACTTGGTCTGGTAGTTGTAGGGAATATAAAGATGCTGGAGTTTTAGAAAGAATATCAAACAAAGGTTCTGGTTGAATAGAACGAAAATGTGCCTGCTCAAATCCAGAACCAGAGTTCCAAAACATTCCAATCTTATAGTTTTGGTCTTCTTGTAGATAAGAGTATTGCTTTTGTTTTTCTGGTAATGGGTTTAGATAAGGAGTTTGACCCAAATCTTCTACTTTTAGATTGAGATAATAAGGTAGAGCAAGAGCATAAACCCAGCAGGCATCTTCTGGAAACTCTGGTTTATCGTAGATACACACAGAGTGAAACCCATTATAGTTGAAGAGTTTCACCAGTTCTTTTCTTGTAGAAGTCCAGATTGGTTTCATACCAAGTTCTTTCAGGTGCTTCATAAAACGAATATGAATAACCTCATCACCAGCACCACACTGACTGTCTATGATAATCGTTCTTCCAGGCTCTGGTGTTCCGTCCCACTTTGGAAATGGTGGAAGTTGTCGGTTCTTATATGCTTCCACTTCTCCTGCCTTGAGAAAGTGTTGAAGTCCTGTGCGAATATCATCCTTCCTGAAGTAATGACCCGATAAGTTGTGATATGCTTTTCTTTCTATCTCAGGTGGCAGTTTCTTTTTGAGTAAATCAAATAAAAGTTTCTCTGCTTTATTATTTTGACCTAAAGCAGAATATGAAAATGTTTCCTCTAAAAGAAGTTCGGTATCTTGAGGATTTTGTGATTTGATTTTTGATATTTGAGTGATTGCTTTTTCTGGATAGTTATTTTGATTGTATGCGTTGATAAGATTTTTTGATGTTGTATATTTTTCTTCTTTGGTCTTTGTGAGTTTGAGTGCTTTCTCGCCATAAGTAATCGCATTTGAGAAATCTTTAATCTCAAAGAAAATCTTTGCTACATCATCATATTGCTGAAAAGTTTCTGCTCTCTTTCCAAATGCCGAAAGAACTTGTGTTGTGAGTTCTTTTTCGTTGAATGAATACAGTGTTTTTGTGACCAACTCAAGGGGGTTCATAAAGAATATTGAATGTATCTTGAGGTATTTATTAGAAACTTGCGAAGTCTACTGATTTTATTACTGCTGTATGAGCACCTCCAGCAGCCACTTGTTTCCAGTTGGTTCCTCCGGCAAAGGTGGTGACTGGAGTGGATGTGCTGGTTATTGTTGCGTTTCCAAGTTGTCCATTAGTTCCAGAACCCCAAGTCCATAAGGTTCCATCGGTCTTGATTGCCGATGTATGACTAGTTCCACAAGTTACTTGTTTCCAGTTAGTTCCTCCGGCAAATGTGGTGATTGGAGTGGATCTATTACCTGTAGCATTATTACCAAGTTGTAAATTAGCATTATATCCCCAAGTCCATAAAGTTCCATCAGTTTTGATTGCTGCTGTATGAGCACCTCCAGCAGCCACTTGTTTCCAGTTGGTTCCTCCGGCAAAGGTGGTGACTGGAGTAGATCTACTACCGACAACACCATTTCCAAGTGATCCAGTAGTTCCCCCCCAAGTCCATAGAGTTCCATCGGTCTTGATTGCTGCCGTATGAGAACCTCCACCACTCACTTGTTTCCAGTTGGTTCCTCCGGCAAATGTGGTGATTGGAGTGGATCTATTACCTGTAGCATTATTACCAAGTTGTAAATTAGCATTATATCCCCAAGTCCATAAAGTTCCATCAGTTTTGATTGCT